GTTATGGTGCTTTTGGTTGTGGTGGTGGTGGTGGTGGTGCTTCAAATTTTAGTACAGCAGCTAACGGTGCTGGTGGTAATGGGGGTCATGGATTAGTAATGATAACTTCTTGGTAATTAAGCTTACCAAATAATAAATTTTTAATATAACAAACAATTAAATTCAATAATCATATAAATGTCAACACTAATAAATTCATTTGATTTAACACCTTTTTATATCCAAAGTGGATATGGAATACCTAACCATTTTTCTACATTAGGGTCAGAATATACAGATTTAGACACAGCAATTAAATATGTTAATAAAAATGGGTTAGATTATTGGGTTCAAATGGTTGATACAACTTATCCTTTTAGTGGTGGTACAGTAACAGGTTCAACAAATTTTACCAATGGGTTAACCGCTAATACTATTTCAGCAACAACAGTTATTGTTGATACAACTACAGTTGGTCATAGTTTCTTTACCAAAGTACAAAGTGGGTTTAATGTGGTATTTGGGACTGAAATTTCAATGGATAATTTAAAAGTTCGTATTAACGGTACTGGTGGGTCTGGTGGACTTGTACAAGCTGGTGCTGTTAGTGGTAGTTTTTCTGGTTACACAACGTTGGTTACTAACGTTTCTGGTTTTTCTTTGAGTGGTTATACTAATAGTACTGGTATAACATTTACAACAACGTATGCAAATATTAGTGCTTCACAAGCAATATTATCAGCTATTGGTGATACAACTACACTACATCTTATTGATACAACAAATAGTAGAATATATCGTATAACTGCAATACATTGTCAAGATACAACAGGTGGTTATACTAGTATTGAACGTATGTTATAATATTATTCACCATATAAGTCTTTCTTATCCTGACATTTTTCACGAATAATCCTTTCAACAAAGGCAAAAATCTTAAGGCCATTATCTTCACAATACTTTTTTAGTATTTCGTGAGTTAATGGCGTTATTTTTATGTTCTTATCTCTTTTCATAAGTCCTTTTTATTTTGTATAGTATCTTTTATTAATGTTTCAACAAATTCAAATATTTTTAATTCATTTTCTTTACAATATGTCTTAAGAATATCATGGGTTTTACTAGTAATTTTCAAATTTTTATCTCGTCTAACAAAATTAATGTATTTTTGACCATCACCACCATTACCACCTACAGTTCCATTTACTAAATTTTTTAATCCATATTTAGCTATCCAATACATTTCACGTTCTTCCCAAATTTCATAAGGCACAACATCTAAAATTTTAAGAAAAATTTCTTTATTTTCTCTTATCATTTTATTTACCCAATTTTGTTTATAGTTTTTAACTTGTTTACCGTATCTAATATGATAAACAAGTCGTTTATTAGGGTCATCACTTTTACCAATGTATTTAATTTTAAACTCACCCATCAAAGCATAAATGTATGTTATTCTACCTTTAAATTCTATCATAACTTAAATATACTATGATTTTATAAGGTTGTAAATACTTAGTATGATAAAAGTATGAAAAAAATCATACTAAAAGAAATTATTATTGAATTTACATATCTCTTTTGAAAAAAACGGAATATTTATAAATAAGAATAGAATAAAGTAAATAATAACAAAAATAAAAAACAAAGAACATGTCACAAAATGTATTCGTAAGTCCTGGTGTTTATACCTCAGAAAAAGACATTTCGTTCATCACACGTCAAGTTGGTGTAACGACACTTGGTTTAGTGGGTGAAACAACGATTGGACCTGCTTTCCAACCGATATTCATCACTAACTATGGTGAATTCCAATCTTTCTTTGGTGGTCAAAATGCTACTAAAGTAAAAGACACTGGAGCTCCACAATATGAGTTACCTTATATTGCAAAATCATATTTATCACAAGCAAATCAATTATTTGTAACTAGAATATTAGGTTTTTCTGGTTATTTTGGTGGTTTAGCATGGGGTATTTCTTTAGATGCTGCTATGGACCCTGCTACTAGTGGTGCTACATCTGTTGCAACAACAGCTACAACATTATTTAATTTTACAGCAACAACTGGTACAACTAGTGTAGTAACATCACTTTCTAGTACTGACCCTAACTTACAAAATCTTTGGGATAATGGTTTATTAACAACAGCATTAAGTACATTAGGTACTCAAAATACTGGTTTTACTGATAGTGTTCCAACATTAATGTATAAAAATGGTAATGTATTTACAGGTGAATCATTTACATATAATTTAATTAATAAAGGTATTAGTGGTACAAGTATTACTGGTATAACTAGTGGTGTAACTATTACTTATTCAGGTGCTCCTTATGCTGATGTTGATAATCAAATAGTTGGTTTGTTACGTTCTAGAGGTAGTATTAATTCTGCAAATCAATTACCAGCTTTCGAAGTAACAGGTTCAACACAAGTTATAATGGACCCATCTTATACTGATTCAACTGAAAACCCTAAAGGTGATTTTTCATTGAGTGGAGTATCTAATCTTCAAGGTAACTTTGGTTATACTGTATCATTAGATAGTACTAAAATGAATTATTTACCTAGAGTTTTAGGTAGAGGTGCTCAAGATGGTAAAACAGCTTTATTCTTAGAAGAATTTTTCCCTAATATGTTATCTGATGCAATATCTATGAATAAAGTAAGAGGTCTTAAACAATCTCTAGTACAATATTCTGATAAATTCCAAGAATACCGTAAAGAATATCAACCAGCTGAAACTCCATATATTGTTTCTGAGTTACGTGGTAATAAAGTATTGAGACTTTTCAGATTTATTACAATTTCTGATGGTAATGCTGCTAACGAACAATTTAAAGTATCAATCGTTAATATCAAACCAGATGCAAAAGAATTTGATGTATTGGTGAGAGGTTTTTATGATACAGATGCACAACCAACAATTCTAGAATCATTCAGTCGTTGTACAATGGACCCAAATTCAGCTAACTTTATTGGTAGAAGAATTGGTACTCTAGATGGTTTATATACATCAAAATCAAACTATGTACTTGTTGAATTAGATGAAGAATCTGATACAAGTGAAGCATTCCCAGCAGGTTTCGTTGGATATCCGATTAGAGATTACCAATCAAATGGTCAATCTACAGTTGTTAACCCAATTCAAACATATAAAACTGTTTATGGTGCTTTTGAAAACAAACGTAAATACTATTTAGGTCTTTCTGAGACTCAAGGTATTGATTCTGATTTCTTTGATTACAAAGGTCAACCTTATAGTTTATCTTATGATATTTGGACTGGTTTAACTTCAGGTTTCCACATGGATATTGATGCTTCAGGTGTTACTATTGATGATGTTAAAATTGTAATTGATTCAACTGGTGGTACATATAGCCCAATCTTTACTTTCCAAACAGGTAATGCTGAATTTAGAACTGATGCTGGATTGGTTGGTACTGATTATGAAAAAATATTTGCTCGTAAATTTACATTTGCACCTTATGGTGGATTTGATGGATGGGATATCTATAGAACAAGAAGAACTAATTTAGATACTGATATTGTTAATGGTAAAAATGGTATTGCTGGAAGAACTTCAGGTGCTTTCAAATATAAAACACTTAAAAATGGTGATTTAGGTATCAACTCTGATTACTATGCTTACTTAGAAGCTATCAACACATTCCAAAACCCAGAAGCTGTAAATATCAACGTATTTGCTACACCTGGTATTGATAACTGGGATAACACAAACTTAATTGAAGCTACAATTGAAATGGTTGAGAATGAAAGAGCGGATTCCCTTTATATCATGACAACTCCAGATTATGGAAATGGTGCAGAGTTAACTCCTCAAGAAGTTGTAGATATTTTAGATAATGCTGGTTTAGATAGTAACTATTCATGTACTTATTGGCCATGGGTTCAAATCAATGACACTGAAAATAATGTATTGCTTTATATTCCACCAACAAGAGATGTTGTTAGAAACATTGCGTTAACTGATAATATTTCATTCCCATGGTTTGCAACTGCAGGTATCCAACGTGGAGATGTTGATGCTATTAAAGCTCGTAGAAAACTTACTCTTGCTGAAAGAGATTTACTTTACGAAAATAGAATCAATCCAATCGCAACATTTACAAGTGATGGTATTAAGATTTGGGGTAATAAAACTCTTCAAGTTAAAGAATCAGCTCTTAACCGTATCAACGTTAGAAGACTTTTACTACAAGCAAGAAAACTTATTTCTGCTGTTTCTATCAGACTTCTTTTCGAACAAAATGATTCAGTTGTTAGAAACCAATTCTTAGGACTTGTTAACCCAATATTAGATAACATTAGAAGTGAAAGAGGTCTTACAGACTTTAGAGTGGTGCTTTCAAACAGCCCAGAAGACATTGATAGAAATCAATTAACTGGACAAATTTTCTTGAAACCAACACGTGCTTTAGAATTTATCCAATTAGAATTTGTGATTATGAACACAGGTGCATCTTTCTCAAACA